GTCTTGCAGTCCGGAGGGTAGAAGCGGCCGCAGTCGATCAGCGTCTTCTCGGCCCAGGAAGCATGCCCCACGAGAGTCATGTCCCATTATGGGCAGAGAGGCGAGCACAAGGTCAGAAGTTCGTGATGAGCACCTCGCCGACGACCTGCGTGGCCTTGGACGCGATGCTGTAGCGCGTCTTGACAGCCTCGATTCGGAAGGCGCCGAAGGTCTCGCGCACCCCAGGGTTGTCGTTGAGGCTCAAGATGAACTTGCCCTTCACGCGGGCCAGGATGGCCGCCAGGCGCGCGAAATCCTCCCGGTCGAACACTCCCTCGCCATAGTCCTTTTCGTTGCCCCAATACGGCGGGTCGACGTAGAACAAGGTGGCAGGCTTGTCGAAACGCTGTATGACCTGGTCGAAGGGCTTGTTCTCGATGAACACACGCGCCAAGCGCATGTGCACGTCGCTCAGTTCCTCCTCGATACGCAACAGGTTCAGCCTGGGCCCGGCCGTGGCCGCGATCCCGAAGGTCGGCTTGTGGATCTTGGCTCCGAAGCTGGTCTTGGCCAGGTAGAAGAACCGCGCCGCCCGCTGAATGTCCGTGAGCGCATCCGGAGGCATCGACAGGAAGGCGTCGAAGTCATCGCGGGCCACCAGCATCCAGCGGAACTGCGCCACCAGCTCTGCGAGGTGGTGCTTGACGCACCGGTACAGGTTGGTCAGGTCGCGGTTGATGTCGTTGATGATCTCGACCTTGCTTTCCGGCTTTTTAAAGAGCACCCAGGCCGCGCCTGCGAACACCTCGCAGTAGGTCTGGTGAGCGGGCATCCGCTCGATGATCTGGTCTGCCAAGCGACTCTTGCCGCCTAGCCATGCCAACGGGCTTTTCTGTTGCGCCATCACGTTCCTCGTGGTGTGACGCTCGCCGGCGTGCTGGTGTGGGGCTCGGGCTGCTGCGATCAGCGGCGCTGGCTCTCCAGTGGTTCATCGTCCCGCAGCGCGGGCACTTGATCTCAACAATCCCTGCGTCGACCATTGCGAGCTTTCGCGCGCAATGGCCGCATCTGACTTCCTGCATTCGGCACCACCTATGATTCGCCCCGCCTAGCTAGGTGGCAGGGTCTTCGGTCGATGCCGTGCGTGTTCACGGCGGAGACGGGTGGAGCGGGTGTTCCCGCACCCAAACCACTCGCCCTGTCTTTTTTTGCTAGCTCGGCCAGCCCGTCGTTGTGTCGTATTCCTCCAGGCCCGGCCGATCGTTGGCGACGAGCAGCGCCTCGATCGCTTCGAGGTGCACCCGCTCATTGGAGAAGCAAAGCTCGCGCTTCACGATGAATGCCGCGTAGGCGGCCTCCAGGTCCGTCGCCGCGATGCTGTACCAGACTGGCGGCTGGTCGAGGAGGATGTCGATCGAGGTCACTCCCAGCGCCGCGTGCTGCAGCGCGATCGGCCCGACACGCGCCAGATCAGCATCCGTGGGCCGGAAGCGCCGCCCGCCAGCAAGTTCGACGCCTTCGGTTATCAGCGAGACACGCTTGCCCGTGACCGCCCATCTTGCGTACATGGCAACGTCCGCGAGCGGAGGCGGTGGCGCGATGCTGGTGAGGGCGCCGTCGACGACCCAGTACCCGCTCGGGGTTGCATAGGGATCGAACTCAGGGGGGAGCGGCTCTTCGAGCTCAATGCGGCCCTGCCAGCTTTCCGGCTCGGGGTAGTTCCCGGCGTCGGTGTCTTGCCACTGGATCACCTGCAGATTCGAGAGAATGTACAACGCATATTTCATGTCATCGCTCCAGTGAGAAGAAGCCGGGACCGCCAGCGCCTCCGGCACCTCCGTTGGCGCCGCCGGCAGAGCTACCGTAGCCACCGCCGCCACCACCGCCACCACCGCCGTAGCTGCCACCGGGGCGCCCTTGAACACCAGTGCTACCAGCACGTCCACTGCCACCACCGCCACCAAAGGGGCCACTGGCGCCTTGCCCACCGTTGCCGACGCCGCCGTTGATCCCCCCCGCGCCGTCGTTGCCATAGGACCCCAGTGGGTCCCCGTTGGCGGGTGTGCCGCCCGCAGGGGTGCCAGATCCGGTCCATTGATTTCCGCCTGATCCGCCGCCTCCTGGCGGGCAGTTGACCACCGTCGTAGCCCCATCCATCATGGTCGTTGCTGTTCCGTTTCCGCCGGCACCACCCGGCGTAGTCGGAGTTCCGTTACTTCCTCCGGACCCTCCCACGGTTGGCACTGTGATCGTGTAGGCCTTACCGGGCACCACAGCAGTGGGCAAGCGAAGCACTGGGGAACCAACACTGCCTCCAGCTCCACCACCGCCGACGCCCAGGGTGTTCGTCGCGCCACCACCGCCGCCACCACCACCGCCACCACCAATCCCCGATGCCCAGACTAGGAAGCAGCCGAGCGGGCAGACCCAGACGCTATTGCTGAGCCAGCGGCTAACGCGGGCTCCCTGGTACATCTCCACCAGCCAAGCGCTCACGCCGTTCGAGCGCAGGTGCACGATCTCGCCCGGCGAGAGTGCGAAATTCGTGGTCAGCCCAAGGTCGAAGATGTCCGCTCCCGCGCAGTTCACGGTGACGGTGTTCGCGGACGAATCGGTGCGGCGAATCGCAAGAGGCAAGCCGCGCACAGCGGATACCCCTGGCAGATTGAGAATCACGTTGCCCGCTGCCGCGTTGATGAGCAGAAGGCCTCCGTCACCAGGCGTCAGCGTCGTCGTGCCGTTCGCGATCACGCGGGTGCCAGCACCCGCCATGCGACGAATGGCTTGGAGCATCTGTGTGAGGTCGCCGCCGGACGCGACGAGCCCGCCCGCTTCCAGCGTGTTGATGATCTCCTGCTGTACGCCGTTCGCCCAGAGATAGCTGAAGTAGGTCGCCAACACGCCCGCGCCCGGATTGCCGGGGCCGAAGCCGTGCTTGCCGACGCCGAAGAGGTCGAGAACCTTGTTGGAGGTCTGAATGAAGTCCATGTTCGCCTTAAGGTGCGTAGCCCAGCAGGGCCACGGTGTGTGCGGGCTTGTGTCGCCCGATCACGCATTCGAGCTGGGTGTTTCCCCATCGACGCAGCTGCACGTCGCAGGGGCTTTCGCATGTGGCTTCGAAGATGGCCGTCGAGATCGGGACATTCAGACGCCAGAGACCGATGAAGTCCTCTCCGTTGACCGGGCTGTCGCACGGATCCATGCACGTCATCGGGTCGAACTCGGTGATCGTGCAGCCGGGGTAGCCCAGGCTCGCCGCGAGCGCGATCATGTACGGCCGCGAGAGGTCGCCACGGCCACGGATGCGCGCAAGCAGATTCAGTCGACGAGCGTCTGCCGGAGCGCCGGCACCGCCGATGCACGCATCCGGCAGGCTGTAGTTGCGCTCCCAGTCCCCGAGCAAGACAACAGTTCGATCGGGCTGTTGCTCCGCGAACAAAGTGTCTGCACTGTTCAGAGCTTCATCCAAGACGGCTGCCGTCGACGCCGCCTCAGCTCGCACGCCTGGCGCATTGCGCTCGTAGGCTTGCGGCGGCAGACAGGCGATCAGGGCGTCTTGGGTATTCACGGTTAGGTCAGCGTCTTGACGCCACAGGTGACGATTTCGAGGGCCAGGGATGTGACCGAGCTTGTCACGTTGGCTGCAGGAGAGACCAGAGTGACATCGGTCACTCCGCGAACGTTCATGAGGGCATTGATCAACGCGGCGCGCACGAGCGTCTGGCCGGGAGCCAGTGCTGCAAAGACAGCATCGATCGCCGCTGTGAGCGCTGGCAGCAGATACGTCGCGCCAGTCGATTCGGCCACGACCGGATCGAGCGTGTAGCCAGAAGCCAGCGCAAGCATGGCCGTCACTGGCGTGACGATGGGCGTGGGAGCCAGGGCCAGGACGGGGCTGCTGTTGCGCATGCCGACTGGACGCCTTACATCCAGAACCGCCTGAACCGCCGCGAGCAGCGGCGCATCCGGAAGGCCGATGGTGGGCATGGGAACCACGTCGACCGTCCCTGCACCTCGGCGGACATCGAAGACGAAGACCCGAGCCACACCCGGTACCGCGAGGGTCCAGCGCTTGTAGTCGTCGATGTTGCCGCCTTGTGCCTCTTCGCCGAGCCATAGCAACAGGCGCGATAGCAGCGAGTCGTAGCTTTCGACATCCGCTCCGCCCGTCATCGTCAGGATCGTGGCATTGCCAGTGATGCCGGCTGGCGGTGCATTAACGGTCGCGGCCGTATTGGGCGACTGATTTCCAGCGGCCCCGGCAGCGGTCGCTGCAGCAGCCAGATCGACGTAGCCGCCAGCGCCAGCGACGCCGGCCGCAGTCGCTGCGTAGTAGATCGACTGCGCTGTGAAGGCTTGCTGTCCTAAGGCCACGGGCGAGCCTTCTGTCCCGAAGAAGCGCACGGTACCGGTGGCCACCGACGCCGCCTTGCGGTAGATATTGCGCTGGTTGGCCATCTTCTCCATCAGATCGTCGTCGGCCAGGTCGGGGAACGCCTGGCGGTAGACCCACATCTGGTGGGCGTACAGCCCCTCCACGACGGCGGCCGTGGCCGTGGCGCGCACGAAGTGGTCGCTGTCCGGGCCGATCGCAGCGTCAGGCCACTGGTTTGCGACGGCCTGCAGGTAGCGGTTGCGGATCTGGTCGAACGATGGAACGGGGTATGAAGACATGTTGAAAGCCTCTTCAAAGGAGCGTGAAGGGATCAGGCGACGCGCACCGGAAACTGGAAGGTGTGCCGATTGCCAACCGCATCGACGATCTCGATAGAAAGCAGCAGACGCCCGCCTGCGGTCGCGTCTTTCTCGCGCACCGTGCTGATGTCGATGGTCTGGGCCCGCCCGTCATCGAGCAGCGGCTTCAAGGCCGAGTGCGAGTACTGCTGTGCCAGGCGTTCGACGCGAGCCGTGTCCTTCTCGCGCTGCAGCGTATGCAGCAGCGAACCCAGCGTGATATCGCCGAACCACTGGCCCAGTGGCGTCTCCAACCGCAGGTAGGCAGCGTTGGCAAGGCCATTCGCCGGATCGCGCACCAGGTCGCCCACGGGCGCGGCGGTGGGCTCGTAGTCGCGCGTGAGGGGGTTGATCCATGCGTCCATCAGGGATTGGGGCCGTTCGTGACGGTGCCGGTTTCTGGGTGTTGGTGGGTGCTGCCGACGTTCTTGCCGTCATGCCGGATAGAACCGCCCGTGAGGTTGAGATTGCAGTTCTGATAGGTGAAGTTGACGTTGTTGAAGTTGACCGAACCGCCGGTCATCGTGGCCACGGCCGCGCCGATGCCGCCAGTGACGCCGCCGACGGTCAGCTGCATGGCCTGCAGCAGCTGCGTGGTTTCGACGCGAGGCGTCTCGAAGCGCGACTTGTTGGATGTCTGCACGAGAAGATCCGGGCTCACCAGCTCGATGCGCTGGGATGCCTCGACGCGAAACACCTTGGTCTCCACGAAGACCTTCTCCTGCGCCTTGACGTGGATCGAGCGGTCCTTCTTGAAGTGCGCGAAGTCGCCCCACTGGTTGTAGGCGCAGCTCTCGCCCTGGTTGTCGACCACGAAGCGATAGTCGCCGTGCTCGGTGGCCACCACGACCGAGGCGCTGGTACGGCCGCCGAGCGGCAACACGATGTACTCGGTCCCGGACGGCGGCGCGGAGGTGAAGCCGAAGTGCTGCATCAGTTCCATCTCTTCCAGGTCTTCGCCGGCCAGGCCCTCGCCGGATACGCGCTGTACCTTCGTGGAGATGGTCAGCCTGGACAA